ATCCTCGAAGTTGTCGAGACGGGCGATGGCCTTCGTCTCTTCATCCATGCCCTTGGACTTGGCTTTGATGACCTCAATCGACTGGGTCTCATCTTCGCCACCAAGGAATGATTTAAATGCACCGAAATCGTACTGGTTGAAGTCGGTGTCGATGAACTTGGAATGTGCCTGCACCCGGACGTTGAAAGTCTCAGGACAACGCATGATGCGAGCCGCATCCGCTGTGACGGCAGGGTCAATCAGCAGACCCTTGTCCATGCAGAACTGTTTGAACCGGGCAGCGTAGGTCTTCCACTCCTCGGCAGGAACGTCGTCCTCGAAGAGCCAGTACGCTTGGATGCCACCACCCGAATCGATGCGGACAGGCGGAGGCAACTCGACTTCGTTTAGGAAATTATCGAGAGCCGATAACGCCTCTTCCTTGCTCTCGTAAGAGACACTGCCGTGGTTAACGTCAAGGTCAACGAAGAAGGAACGCCCAAACGCAGCGTTCGCCGCCATGCGGCTTTCGTTCTCAAACGAGCACGGAGCAACGTAGACGTTCTGTTCGCGTTGATCTGAATGCCCAGCTAGTGCCGATTCAAGTTCATCAATCGAATACACGTACTCATGCCGGGTCCTTTTGGTTTCCGGATTGATCAGTGCTACGCAGTAGACACCCTGCGTCGGTAATGCTTTTTCGTAAAATTGTTTTCTCATAAGCGCAGCGAGAAATAAGGCGGGGTGTCAGTCCCCCGCCGTGAAGGGTAGAAGTCATGTCAGCGTATTTGCTTCCCGATCATCGACTCGATGTAATCAGTCGCGGCGTCGATGTTTGCAACGGGAAGCACTCCGCTTTCAAAGTCTTCCTTCAAAAGGTCAATGAAGACCTCCACTGCCTTACGTCTATGCTCTCGGACTCCTTGCCCGCGAAACCAACTGTAGACCGTAGTCGGAGAAGTCTCCAACGCAACCGCTACTAGCGTGGCAGGTATGTTCGCCTTCACGCACAGTTTCGCCAGCTTGATGCCAAGCGTGTCAAGCTTGGATCTTTCCAAGGCAATTAGAAATTTACTACCGTAAGGTCGTGCCATGTGTCACCGTTATTTTTTCTTAGACCACTTCTTGATTACATCAGACACGTCTTCAGCGGGAACCGTTTCCTTGTCTGACTTGCGAAGCGTCGGCTCAGGAACCGCCGGGGCCTCGCCCTCATCAGCCTGATACACGTTCAGCTTGACAGCATTCTCAGCGGCCTGCGTGTTTGACTGCGCTTCAAGGGCAGGCAGAAGTGAATCGTCGATAGCTGAAACGGGCGAGAACATCACCTTCGGTACAGGCGACTTGGTGTCGAACTGCATCTTGGTAATGACGTGCTTCGCGCTGATGTTGTTATTTGCCAAATACTGACAGTACGGGCGGAAGCCCCACTTGCCACTGTCCTCCTTAGCGAACGCGGACGTTGCCGGAAGAACAAGCTGCATCACATCACCGGACGGATCGTTGGGAAGCACTACTGCCGTACGCCATGACAAGCGACAAGCAGCGCCACTACCACCTTGACCCGAACCCTTGACGCTCCACTGACAAGAGTCGCATGACGAGGACTGCGGGTTTCTGACTTCCGGATCGGGCGTCTTGGAGTTGCTCGACCAGCAAGCCGGAGAAACCTTTTCACCTTCCCGGTATGCGTCCGTGTAGTACGTGCGGCTCGGATCAGGAGCCATCTTCACGAAGATCACGTTCATGTGACGGTCTTCGATAGCGGCTACTTCTTTGCCACCGACATACTTACGGAAGACGCCGCCTTTGATGCTGATGCGCTTACTGCCACCACCGCCACCGCCACCGGACTTACCGGCAACTGCGAGGGTTTCTGCGTCAACACCAACCTTGGCAAGACTGGACTTGATACTAAGAATCAGATCGTTACTCATAAACTACTCCTAACTAGCTCTACGAACCGTGATGCCGTATTCGCGCATCACATTAACACCGGGCGGAAGACCTTGGCCTTCGATGTTAGCCATGTGCTCCCTGAAATTACCCTGATGTATACGTCGCTCAAGAAGCTCCACAGCCTCGTTCTCAAGGACATAATTCCCAAAATTCTCCCAGTCGGTGCAGTAGAACCGCTCGTTAACCTTGCGGATCACAGTGCCCACGCTGGTCTTAATGCTGTCAGCGCCGACATCGTTGCAGATGCTAAGCATGGTCTGCTCGATCTTTTCCATATCGTTGACCAACTTCTTATCGGCGGTCTCGTATTCTTCTTTGAGCTTCGCACGTTCATCACGGAGCGCGATGTATGCGGTAACAAGCTCCTCGGTATTGATGTTACTCATTGCTTTCCAACTCCTGTTTGTACAACTCAACTAACTGATTGTGACTATCTACTTTACCCTGCAGCATCTTGTACATCTTGCGCTCGACTTCCGAACCTTCGAGATGAACCACGGTCATCTTGTTCTTCTGTCCTACGCGATCAATACGAGCAATACACTGCAGATACGTTTCCACGCTCATGACTGGGGACCAGAACACAACAGTGTCGGCAGCGGTAAGCGTGACGCCATGCGAAGCAGCTTGGGGTTGAATGACGAGAACGCGAGGGTTCTCTTGTGTCTGAAATCTTTGAATGATGTCAGACCGTTTCGTTGCACCCACTGAGCCTTGTATGACTTCGTTACTGTAGCCTTTTTCCGTTAAGTAGTTTGATACCAATTCAATCGTGTGCGTGTACGAAACAAATACTACAACCTTGTTTACGGTTTCATCAAGTACTTCTTTTAGCGCATTTAAACGTGGCGAGATGTCGAACTCAACCACCTCGCGGGTGTCGGTGTACACAGCACCGCCTGATATCTGTAGAAGCTTGTTAAGACTTGCTGCGGCATTGACCGCTGTGACTTGTTCGCCTGCTGCCTGAATCAACATTTGGCTTTTGAGGCGCTTGTAATAAAGCTGCACTTGTGCAGTCAGCGCGACTTCGCGGGTCTGGTATGTCAGCTCCGGCAGGTCAAGGCACTCGGCTTTCGTAAAGCGAATCGCCGGTTGTAATGCATTGAATACGTCTTCCTGTGCGGTGCGCTTCGGTATCCATTTGAATCGCGTGATCTGCATCATGACTCGGTCGCGCCATGCCGTCATGAACTTAGGCACTCGATACGGCGAGACAAGTTTGGCTAACCCGAACGCATCGACCGGCGATTGCGATGCTGGTGTACCCGTCATCATCCAGAGCCATGTGTGCGGTAGTACCAGCTTAGACAGCGCCTTCCAGCGTTTCGTGCTGGCTGTCTTGTAGGCGTTCGCTTCGTCAACGATGATCAGATCAAAGTTTGCTGCAGCGAGTTCTTCGGCGACAACGTGTATGCCGTCGTAGTTGATGATCGTGAAGTCGTAGTTGTTGCGTATAATTTTCTTGCGCTTGTCAGACGGGCCGTACGCTACAGCACAAGTACGGTGCATAGCAGTCTTCAGCACGTCGGCTTGCCATGCCGAGTACATGATCGAGAGGGGACAGATGACGAGGACTTTCTTAACCAGTCCTGCATTCATCAGATAGTCCGCTGCCCAGATGGCGGCACTCGTCTTGCCGGTGCCCGCTTCGTTAAAGCAGAAGGCACGTTGTCGGACTGACAAGAACGCTGCGGTTTCTTTCTGGTGAGCGAACGGCTTGTAGATACCGGGCCACTTGTAATCCCGCAGCATAGGCGCTGGGACTTTGAATGCAGGGATAGCTACGTCACAGATGTGCGTGAGCCGCTGGACTTCTTCCTGTCCCCAGTAGAGCAGTAGCTCTTTCTCGTCGCCTTCGGATTTATGGATCTCGCACTTGTCGATGCATCCGTAGACATCATCGGCAAGTTGGTATGGCAGTCGAAACTGCAACACAGTGTCATCAATAATCTGCATAACTACTCCGTTACTGAGACCCCTTACGGGGGTTAGTCGGTTAGTACGCGGCCCGGAAAAGCAATAAAGCAGAGCCGCTACTAACAGACATGGTTACAGCGGTAATGTCGGACCGCTAGGGGGAAGTGGGTAAGAACCCCCTGTCCTCCACACTCATGCCTTGTGGGGACTACTTCATCGCACCGCTTGAGGTACGCTTGAAAGAGCGGTTGCGACGAACTGACTGGATTGTATATCCATCTTTGTTGGTGCCGCCTTTTGATAACGCTTTCTTGTGAGCAATATCTTTGCCCTCACGACGGTCGGCTTTTCCGTTTCCATTTAAATCTTTCCCAGTCTTATCTACGGCTCGACGTGCGCGTTGTCGCTCCATGCGATCCGCGTGCTCCTGTCTTGCCTTCTGCTGCTGGTACTCTTTCTTGTACGGACGAGGTTTATTGACGTACGGCATTTTGTTCTCCAAACATCAAAGCAATCTTGATGGAATCAACTGGCCACAGGCTCATGCTCTTGTCTTCAACACCGCTCGACTTCAGACCTTCGTTCAAGGTAAGTGTCGGCTCTGGCAAACCAAACGTGACCAAGTTGATTGGTCGCCATCCCCCAAAGTTTATATCGCTTGTGCTCGTGTGGTTGGGGAAATTAGTAGTGAGGAAATACTTCGCACCACTTTCGCACACGTTGAACAATGCTTTACGAACGGCATGGTTGGGGAAGTGCCCCAAGCAGTCCCTGCAGATTACGAGATCGGCTGTCGGCAGTTGGTCCGTAAGTAAGTCCAAGCAGACAAACGTCTTGTCAGGGTACTTGCTCTGGTTGCTGCTGATCAGGTCTTCAACGATGTCTGCCCCCGTGTAGTCAATCGACTCCATCGGTACTTGGCTCATCCAGTTGAAGTCACCGCACGGCAGGTCGAGGATGCTTTTCACGTTTAGCCTTTTAAATAAATCAGGAAGCTGACTAACCAAGTCGCGTGTCGATTGAATCGTAGAACCGGGGCCGCTTCGGCTCTCGGCACTGTTCCAAGCATTATCGGAATAAATTTCAATAAATACTTTTTTATAATCGCTGGCCATTATGGGTTTCCATCAAGTCTGCTGTCTGGTCCAGAGCACCTTTAAGATACTTGTGGAATCCAAAATTAACTTCAAACTTCTCCTGCAGCTTCTTGTGCGCGGCTTCTAGTTTTGCGTACTTCTCTTGACCAAGAAGTATTTCTGCCTTTAAAGCGTCAATACGCACACGAAGGTCACCGATTATTTTCCGCTTCTTGTCTATTTCGTTGTACGCGTTGCGTACCTCTTCACCGTTCTTTAACTTCTTTATGCGATCAATTTTCTTTCTCAACTCTTTTCTAAGTCGCTTAACTTCTAATTCCCATGACAAGATCGGGTCAATTTCATCTATGTGCATTTGCTACCTCACCCTTTGAAACTGACAGGTAGTCACCGGACACCAGCCGCACAGCGGGGTCGGGTTCTCGGGCCACTTGTCGTGTTCGTGCGACAGTCTTAGACGCTCCAGCTCAGGAATAAAGTCTTCCCACATCGAACTGGCCTGTTCGCGCTTGTACTCTTCATCGATGAACGTGTTGTGCGCGACGAACAACAGTCCTGCTTTGATTTGATTGACCTGCGGGAAGTGAGCGTACGTCATCAGTGACATGAGTCGTAGCTGCTTCACATCGGGGTACTTCGCACTTCCCGTCTTGTAGTCCACGATATGAGCGGTGTCACCGTTGACGATGAGCAAGTCCACGATGCCACGTACCCAATATTCCTCGCCACCGAAGGAGCAGGGATTTAAATCCTCATTCAACGCCATGCGGTATTCAGGGAAACGTTCCCCCTCGATGTCGAGCAGGGCATCCAGCATGGGTCGATACCGCTCGTAGTTCTTCTCTAACGGCCTGCCATCTTTGACGTAGTTCTCCAGTGCACTGTGCACAGCCGTGCCATACAGCATCTGCTGCGTAGGCCGCTTCGTAAAATTCTTAGCAACCTTAACTTCGTAATACTGCCGAGGGCAGTTCACGTAATCCTTCAGTCCACTGTAGCTCCACTTAATCACTCAGCATTCTCCGTATGACTCGCCCCATTTGGCTTCACAGGCGACAGGTAAATCTGCACACCAATCCGGTGCAGTAGACATAACTTTTGTTATGAAATCAACTGCTTCTGTCGCTTCAGCTTTAGGGACAACCATCACGGCAGCGTCATGTACTGTCAGGACGGGTCGATATTTTTCCCGGATCTTAATCATCTGTTCGCCCACGATGATGCGGGCGAGTGCCTGCACCACGTTCTCCACCATCGAGCCGCCCCAGATGTTGACCGGCCCCTTGCGCGAGTCATAGATCATTTTGCCGTTCTCATCTAGTCGCAGGTTTGCGTACCGGATGTGTAGATGATTCGGTAGTTCAATACCGTCCGGAGTGATCCATAGAGCTTCGCCAAAGCCCAAGGAGAAACTCTTCTTTGACCCTTTCATCATGGCATTTAAAGCCCGGTCACACTCTGCCCAGAGATCCGGGATCTTGTTGTTCTCGGTGCGGTACACGGTCACATACCGCTTGGCTTCTTCCTCTGTGATGTCTGCCCCGGGCGGCTGCGTCTTCAGAGTGTGCCGGAGCTTGAGTGCCCCGGTGCCGTACCCAAGGCCGAGGATGCAGGTCTTGCCCACGAACCGCTCGACAGGGTCTTTCTTGCTAATCTCCCTGCCGTAGATTTTGCTGGCAAAGATCGAATACACATCCTCGCCTTTGCGGAACTGCTCAACTACAGATGCTTGGCCAGCCAGCCACGCAAGGACGCGAGCCTCGATTTGCGAGGAGTCGCAGTTGATAACGACATGACCCGGCGGAGCCACCACCGAATTCTTGAGTGTCTTCTTTTTCTTATCTCGTGATGGAAGGTTTTGTAGGTTGACGGCGTCCATACCCGACCAGCGACCCGTGTGAGCGCCGTAATACTTGAGCGGGATAGGTAGCCGACCACGGTTCCTACCACGAATATGAATAAAGCGTTCAATTCTGCTTTCCTCCAAAGTTGATTTAGTACCCAGACGTACCGCGCAGAGTTGCTGGATGACTGGGTCTTCATGCTCCTGCAACTCAATAAACTTCTCGTCGTTCTTGGCAAACGCAAACGTTTCCTTGCCCGTCGCGGGGCTAGTCTTGGTGGGCGGCTTGATACCGTGATTCTCCAAGACCTTGGCAAACTGTTTGTTGCTGCAGAGTTTCTTGCGTACCTCTTCCTCGTTCTCTGCTTTCAGGACATCTTTCAGACTGCCGAGTAGCTCCATCTTCTCGGCACGGATTTCCTCCAGTCGATCCATCAGCAAGGCGTCGTCAATCATCAGCATCGGATCGATGAACATCCGCAACGTCAGATCAATCAGCTCAAGTTCTGTTCCCGGAAATCTTTCAGACAGACGATTAAAAAGATTAAAGGTAAGGTTAACGTCATTAATACAATAATTGCCGTACTGAGCAAGATCGATGTCAGTAAATTCACTACGCTTTTTACCCAAGGCATCTACCACCTCCGTGCCTTTCTTCCCTAAGTTATACCGCTCGACCAGAGCGGCGAGTGATCCCCCCGCATCCACGCCATGAATGGCTCGCGCCATGCAGAGCGTATCCATGTAGAAAGCAGGCTTGATGTTGAAGACCCAAGCCAGTATCGCCCCGTCAAACAATGTGTTGTGACAGAGAAGTGCTGAGTGTTCCCAGTCAAACTTTTTAAGGAACGCTGCGATGTCGTTGTGAGATCCGCTGAACCATTCGGTGGGTTCGTTGTCTGCCTTGACCGCCACGCCAATCACTTCAAACCGCTTGTCGCGGATGTATTCCTCGGTCGTGTACTTGGATAGGCTGAACTCCTTCGAGTAGTACGTCTCGAAGTCCAGAGTAATGACGCTCATATGGAAGGTATCAACCTATTGCATTTCCAGCCTTTTGGAGTCTCGATAAACCCAGCGGCTTTTAAAGACTCCTGATTGCGGCAGTAGCCGCCCATGTACTTGTGCTTACGAAAGGATTCCGGATCGATGAAGGTCTGTTTGCAACTTCTGCACTTTCTTACCCTTGCGACGCTTGCCATACCCTTGTGCCTTTACCTTTTCCAGTTCGTCCCGCAGGGCTTTGATCTCATCGGCACAACGCCAAAGGACCGCGCCTGCAACCATAAATTTAAATTCAGTTGATACTTCCGGGCTGTTCATCTGAGCAGGCAGTTCGCGTATCAACTCCAGTATGTCGCCTTCCATATTCATTTGAATGCTCCCGGAGAGAGTTTGTAATTATGCATGAAGAGAGACTTGTCGAGAGCCTTCGGCTCTAATTTTTTGTTCAAGTAATCAATCCCAGTAAAGCGAATGTAGTCGTGCAACGACCGCCGAGTGCCAAGCCCGTATACACCGACATCATCACCAGTCACGATGCGCTTCAGTCTATCGAGCGACCGCGCATTTAAAGCTTGCCAGTTTGTCTGACGTTCTACGCCGTCACTCCAGAACCGCTGCTTATAGGCAGAGACGTAGTAGTGGTAGAACATCAGGGGCGAGATGTGAAAGATGTTGTAGCCGTGCGTCCATGATCGAAGCGAGACAGATTGCTCTTCGCCTTCAAAGAACAGATACGGATCGTAGGGCACTTCTTCTGCCCACTTGCCTAGCGTGAACAAACACCCTGCAGCAACAAGATAGCCCGGGACAAAGTGTCTCTTCGGTACATAGTCGCACTGAACGCCGACAAAATAGTTATCTGTAAACACTGTGTCTTTCTGTACGGGGCGGCACACCCGGGTCAGATGTATGAATTCATCCGGGCTTTTGATCTTCACTATCGGGTTGTTGATGATGTCGTCGTCCTTGGCTTCCATCGAGTACGGCATATTGGTAATCATTGGCCGCTCGTGGTGCTCCCGTAGATGGGTCATGGCTGCATCCATCAGTCGATCCCAGCCCGGTTCAAACCCGATGTGTGAGTCGATCTGAAAGTAATAGTCCTCGTTGCCCCATAGAGTTTGGCCTACGCTACGCGCCCAGCAGCAGCCCCGGCTCTGGTCAGGGTCAACCCGGACGTAGCGTATCTGCTTGCTGTACGGCAGCGATTTGTAATCAAACGCATCCTTCTCGTACGTCTGCTCAACAATGCCAAACACCAAGTGGTCTTTGTTATTGGCGTTCTCGTAGGCATCTTGCACTGTCCATGCAAGGAGCGGGTCTCGATACGAAGCGATGCTGACTAAGGTTCTAAATGACTTCACTTTTCACTTTTGCGTAGTAGTTCTAACTCAGTCTTCAAAGTATTCAGCTCTAATAAGAGGACTGTAGCCTCGTCGAACAGCCCCGCCCTCCGAATATTCTCTAAGGATCGCTCGACGCGCTTCTGCTGACTTTGACCATAGCCCCACGGGGCAGCACTCATTTCTTCTTTCCACGCGCCGGGTGGGGATTGGTTGTCTATCGTCAGTGTTTCCACCTTCGACTTTGATTCGTTCGTCATACTGTCTTATCCCTCGGTGAACCGCACCTGCCATGTGGTATTGAGGAATACCCCATAGCTCCACTAAGTCTTTGTATTTCACCCGCTCGTCAAGTTCTCGTGCTTTACGCTTACGTTCTAGTAAAAATTTGTATTGCTCAAATGTAAGAACCACGTTGAACCTCGACGGCTTTGTGTATTCTTTTCCCATAGTTAATTTGGCTTTCTCCAGAACTCCATGTTCACGTACCGTCCGTAGAGGTCCGGGGGCAACACAACATGCTGTGGCTTGGACGAGACAGCACTACGGACATCGTGAAGTCCGGGGAGGTTCGTGACGTGATCGTACAAGGGGAACGAGAACCCTACGTTGTTGAAGTCGTGCTCGAAGTGCGGTTCCCCGATAAAGTCATAGACCCTACGCACCGTCGCGGCAGGGTCGGTCACTAGATCTTGATACTCAACAAGCAGGAGGTGATCCCGGTAAGGACCGTAAAAGCATTCCTTCAAGGAGTAGTAGCAGTTGGATACCATATTCTTGTCCAGAGTGTCGGCTCGCGTGTAGACGTTTAACGCCCCCTCCCCGAATAATGAGTCCTCGCGTATACCGCGCCTCTTATACAACAACTCAAAAGAGTTTATTACGTCGGCGTAATTGCGGACGGCGCAGATCAGCTTGAAATCAGGGACGATCTCCGCGAGATATTCTGGAGACCGTACCCAAGAACGATGTGTGTTAAAAATGATTTCTTTGTTTATTGATGCGTAATACCCATCAACCACGCCTCGCACCGTATCAACAGCGCGTTCGGGTGAGCAACTGATCTTGTGTGTGTCATCACCGTGAGTCAGAACCTTACTGATAGCATCGACGAAACCCGCTAGTGGACCCGATATCTCGGCATAAAACCTTGGATTCTGGTTAAGAATGCTGACAAGCAGAGTGGATCCTGCTCGTGGCAGACCTGAAATGAAATGATACTTCTTCACAGCCATTTCCCCATGGTAATAAACTTATTTTGATGAATGGCTTTATGCCGCCCAAGCCGATTCCATTCCTCGTTAGTAACTACGTGAGTCTTAAACTCAACACGCTTTTCTGTCAGCGGGACCAAATACACCAGCGGAGTTCCGGCAACAAAATTGATGTTTGCTTCCTTCTTGTCAACAAAGAAATTGACCGCAAGGCCGTGCTGATCTTTGTAGTCAACAACGCCAGGCACAACGCGAACCGATGGCAGGTCGTTAAGCAAGCTCCACTCCGCTCCAAAAAACCCGAAGTTGATACCGGTTTTTTCCCAGACGGTCCAAGGCGGAGTTATTTTGACATGTACTCTGTCGGCCATACTAAAGCCGTACTGATAAGGAGGATGGGACCCTATTGCTTCAGGCTCTGGTGGATGGGGGAATAGGTAGTTGTAACTTCCGTCCTCTTTTATAGACAGGATCATGTCCGTCCAAAGAGGTAACGTCCATGACTGTTGAAAAAGATTTAAAAAGCCCGTGCAAGACCGCATAGTGGGGGAAGGACGAGCAATTCCGTAGGAGGTGGGAATGTCTACCGAGTGCTTTAGCCCCTTCCACCAGTCTGGAACATACTTCGTAGACCGACGTATGTTGTATTTCTCGGCCACCATCGGTTCATAGGTAAAGCAATCGACAGACACTTTTTTTGGCTTAAACCAGAACTTCACAGCTCTACCCATCCAGTGATGATGTACTTATCGGTGTCACCGAGGGGAGGATTTCCACGGTGCGTATGCGTGAAGCCAGCAGGCCAAATAACGAGCCTACCTGCTTCTGGTTTGATGCGCTTTTTCAAGTACAGAAATTCGGTCTCGCCACCCTCATCAATATCGTTCAGGTACAGAATGAACACGAGAACGCGATTAGCGTGCATCCGAGTCATGTCTTCGCTGTGCCAAACATGATAGCCCTGTCCCGGCTTACTTTTTTGTAACTTGATGGTGTAGATCTGATGCTTTTCGTAGCTGTCCAGAATTGAGTATCGCTCTTTGTACAGTTGATAGCCGACTTGCCAGAACACCCCCACAAACTCAGGAGAGATGACTTTTAAAGAATCATTTGTGTAAAAATCGGCGCCATTGAAATCAATGGCAGAGTCATCAACAACATGCGCTTTTTTGTCAAACCCTTGAACACGGGTGTAAGTACCACTTACTTTATCCATAGTTTCAAAGTAATCAATCATGCCTTTGCAAAAGGCTTCCGAAAATATCCCGTCAAAGACACCGACAAAATCATCGCTGATTTCGTACCTAAGTCCCGGAAATCGTTCCATCAACTCCTGATGCAGGGTTGGCTTATGCGGCACGGTATTTCTCCTCTGTTTCTCGTCGCGTTTCGTCGCGTATCAACGTTAATAACTTACATATAACATGCGTCTCGGTTCGTCTTCCATTTAAACCAAGTTCGTCAAATTCTTTTGAGTATTGATTGATGGTTTCCCAATTTATGTATTCTAAACCACCATCGTCGCCAATTTTTACCCACGTTACTTCCTTTTTACCGGGTAACACGCCATCAGGGGTTACCAAATAAACTTCTTCTTCATCCATGTCACATCTCCTTTGCTACCGCTAACCACTCATCCCCGTATTCCACATTACCCCAGTCTTCAAACCAAGGACCGCCTCGGGTGAAATGAACAGCCACGGGATTCGGGCAGACATTCTTTGTATGCCACCCTTCCAAGTAGTTGTAAGCAATCGGCAACTCGCCGATGTTCTCGTCTAATGTCCATCGGAACTGATGTAGGTACATCCCAGTCGCGATGTTCACTGTCTGCGGCGTCAAGTTTTGTTTTACGTCCGGATGCTCACAGTTCAGCAACATCAGGCTCGACCAATTCTTTTTCGGATACTTGTGCTGCACCGCTCCGTCCATCTTCGTCTCTTCTTTCGGCTTGTACTTGTGCTTCACGCACAGCACCGAATACTTTGGATCGGCGTAGTCCATGACCCCGGCTACGTCTCCTCGCCATAGAAAGTCACAGTCCATGAACAACGCCCACCCTTTGTATCCTGCAAGATACGGAGTCAGGAAACGAGTAAAGCTGAACTCAGTGCTACTTAACGGGTCATGCTCACGCCAGTACACGTTCCGTTCGCGCAAATCAGTCTGCTTAATCGGTTGAATGTCAAGCGGAACGGACGTATGCCGGAGTAATGATTCCCTGCATACCTGATACGCGATGTCTTCGCGACTGTCCCAACCAATAAAAATTTTCATCAAACATCCTCGAACAAGTGCTTACGATCCGGACCTTTGAAGTGAATGATCTTAGGCGGTGTGCTAGGCGACTCTTCTGGTAGACAGCCGTACTCGCTTTCAGGAAACACAGTCACCCGACCACGCATTTCCGTGGCGGCTACCTTCAGGGCTTCTTGATCCCCGTACCACACGTGATACTTCTCATCCATGCCTTTAAGGATCTCGTACAGCCGTTCAAACACGGTGTAGTCCTTAGCCACGATGGTACAGGCGAGGTAGGGGTATGCTTCCATAAGGGTTTTCCCTGCGTATTCAGGGAACTCTAGCCCACGTTGTTCTGTATTGAACTGTGAGTCTCTACTAAAACTGCGTTGGCACAGACCGACATCGTTGTCACCGAGAATTTCTGTCGGACTAATCTTGTTTACCACTAGCATGTCGGTATCAATGTAGATAGCCGGGTGGTTTAGTTTTGCAGCGGCGTACATCCGTAGGCGTTCAGTCATTAAGAAGCGTCGATCAACATCGTCCTCTACTCGGATGTCTACACCCACTACTTCAGGCGTTGCTTTATCTGTACACATCACAATCTGAGCCGCTGGGTTCGATATACGGATCGAACTGACTAATTTCTGCGGGTAAGAAACATCATGACCCACGTGGAAGAAAACAAACGTCTCAACCTGTTGCGGTTTCAGAAGGCCGTCGCGTTTTTCTCGTAAGGCATTTAAATCATACAACGCTGCTCTGACAGGCAGAGTCCACGGTGCAAGAACATTCTGCCTCGGGTATACCGACACCGATGGATACCACAGACTCTTTCGTCCCACACGGTGATTCCAGAAGAACAGCTTGTTGGAATCAAGGAGGAAGACGGGTTTACCAGTCGCAGCGGCTAGATGTACCGTTGCGTTACTGACCGACACAACTGCATCGCACATGGCGATGACAGATGCTAGGCCGTCCAGATCAAAGAAGTTGTTGATCGCGTTAACAGTAATAATCTTTTTACCGTACTTCTTTTCAAATGCTTCAATCTCTGGCAGTACGTCGGTGTACTGAAGGTTGACAAATTTAGTATTAGGCATCTCAAACATAGGCAGCAGGTCTTCTAAAGACATACTCTTGTGAGCGCCTACTGATGGGGCTTTACTAAGCCACGAAATCCCCACCACAAAATCACTCGGAGATATACCTACGGATTCTCGTATAAGATCTCTTTTTTCAAGGTCAGGTTTAAGGTAAGCAATTGAAACGTTCTTTGGGATATCCGGTAGTGATTTAATAAAGTGCTGTGACACACTGCCCATCGGAAGATGTGCGCCGTTCTTACCCAACTTGATTCTTTCTGTCGAGCCAACAAACTCGATGTTGGGAAATGATCTCTTGTAAAGTTCTACAAGCCGAACGTCAATTATGACAGTGAGACGCTTAACCTGTTCTGCCAGTTTGGGTAAGAACGTAGTGTAAATAATCTGATCGCCCACACCTTGCTCTTGCCATACGACAAGGTGATCGCAGTCCATGCCGGGTTGCCATTGAGGACGGGTGGTGTACAGAGTAGAAGATTTAAAACTATTGCTCTTCCATCTTGCTTCGTATCCTTCCCACCCATCTTTAAAATTGTGCATCTGAAGATCTAGCAGAGCCTTCGTCCAGCGAACATCTGCATTCATCGGGTCGATTGCAGCGGCGTAACTAAAGTTAGTCCGTGCGGCCACCCAACGCCGCATCTCCCAGTGACAGCGCCCTCGCTGCACTATCGCTCCGGTAACTAACCCAACGCAGTCCGTGATGTTTGTGAACGCATTGACGGCTTCATCAAACTTGTTCTCTTCAGCCAGCTTCATACCGTGTTTAAATACGGTATCCACCATTTGAGGTAGGGTTTGAGCTTCTTTTTTCTCTTCACTCACCAGTAATCCCTCCCACTACGCTTGGCTCCCCACGCCGGGGGCGGTACGTGTGCCCATTCTTTCCTGCGAAACTCGTCCGCACGTTTGAAGAAACCTAGTAGCCACCTGATCATGTCATCTCCTGCGGTGCAAACTGCAGCATCTGAAGTGGTAACGATACAGCGGTCTTGCGAATTCCGCTCTTGGGATAGATCAGCACCCGCACCGGGGACTCCAGCATCATGGCATTGACTACGCCCTTCTCAACTCCCTCGAAGTCGTCGAAGACGAAGATGGTCTGGTCGTGGATGATCTTTGAGAAATACTGGAAGTCTTCCTGCTGCAACCGGCCATCGAGATAGATGAGATCGACGCCCACACCCTTCTCGGCCAGATCTTTGAACATCTCGGTCGATGTCTTCTTCGGATACTGGAACAGCAGCTCGTCTTCCACCGATGAGATTTTCAGATCGTTCGACGCATCACAGGTGTAGATCCGTGCATGGGGTGCAGCCACCCGCATCGTCAGCGTAGACACGCCGATGAAGGTACCCACCTCTGCGATCACGCGAGGACTGAAGAACTTGATGAGGCGGTACACATCCTCCAGTTCAGTCCAGTTGATTGACCCGGTCTTGTAGTCGGCCTCCAAGCGCAGAGCCTGCTGATGCTCGAACATCGCGTCCAGATCATCGAAGTCTTCGTTGTAGTCCTCTCCCGTCTTCTCGTCGAGAATACGCCAGAAGATTCTGCTGAAACGCTTTCTACCTATTTGGAACAGATTCATTTTTCACCTCTCGTTCTGCCAACATTGCGTCGGCGTATGTGTATGCGATCTTCGCTGCTTGCTCGGGGCGCAGCAGGACACCGGATGAGACGATCAGAGCATTTAAACTCTTGCTCGCCATGTAGTCTCGAAGTGTCATGCCGTGTCCCCACCATGTGAGTCGCTCGGACTCTAGTTGTGGGAATGCAAACTCATTTTTGGGTTTCATCTGCCTTCTCTCTGAACCAGAACGTCGCCACCCACTTCTCGCCCTTCACCACAGGCAGTCCTGCATGAAGCGTCCGTGTCGAGGGATGCGGCCTGTCGTAGCTGAAGAACACGCCACTACCCTTCCGCGCCGCGACCTCTAACCCGATGTCGGTGAACTGTGTGCCGCCACCTTCCTCGGGCGTATTGAGATAGAGCAGCACCGTTCCCAGTCGCTGCCCCGTCTCTGCGGTCAGCTTGGTCGCGCTCTCCGTGCTCGGCAGGAAGTAGTCATGGTGCGGGTCGTATCGTCCCCCGATACCGTAGTGCAACACCTGCAGCCCCTCGTGGTGCTTCGGCGTCCAGTCAAACACCTTCACCAGCCTATCTTCGATCCGCGCCACGGTCGGCGTCTCGGCCAACTGGAAGAACATCCCGCGACTGATGCGGTTCTCACTCGGTACGCTGTTGCCCGTTGTTGTCTCAACGACTGACGAGTCTGTCAGGCGCGGTGTCGCATCTTTGATCAGCGTGTCGCACTCTTCGTCTGTCAGCAGGTTCTCCAACACGAGGATCGGCGGCATCTTCAAAGCCATCGACACGCTAACGGGCGCAGGGAGATCGACGAGTCTTGGGACTGCGTTGATAGATTTAAACAGCTCCCGCTCGCGCAGAACGTGATCGATGATGGCCGGAGCAACCTTGACTGGCCACCCCGCCTCCACCATCGAGTCCACCATCGACTGCTGTGTGCAGCCCCGGTCTATGTTCTCAAGAACCCATGCTCGCCATGAGTCGTTGAGCACAACGGTACTCACGCAGATTTCCTCCGCTCGATCTCGCGCTTGAGATAGAACTCGGCTTTCTGCAAGTCCTGCACGGGGTCAGTATTGACCTTCTTACCGGCGCGGCTGACGTACTTCACCACGTTGAAGAGGTACGCATTCTCGGTCAGCCCCTTGGCCTCTGCGTAATCCAGAAAGTCGATCCCACCCGCTGTGTAGTGCGGCGGCTTGTTGACAAGGTCGGTTGAAGACGTTGTCTTTTTGTACTTCTCTGCCAAGTCATTTCTGATCCACCTGTACTTACCGTTCTCAATTTCAACGAAAGTCAGACCGCCCACAGTCGTACCTACCATGTCTTTATATCGCTCGATGCTGTCGAGCGCGGTTTTCGTCTCTTTCACCGCCTTGATGATCTTCGAGGGCTTCTGCTTCTTCGCATCTAACCACTTCACCGTGTACACACGGTTCGGTTTGATCTTGAGCTGCGCTGCGATCTCTTGCGCGGTCTTGCCCTTCTGGAGCAAGCGACGAATCTTATCGGTCATCTTCACGTTCAATCTCCTTGCGTAGGTTGTCTACGTTTGTTTCGTCGATCACAAAGACGCGCCCACCCGCGTCTCTGATCCTTTGCATGGTGGCCTCTTGCAAGGCGGTGGGCTTGTTTCCTTTTGCCTTCGTCTCTATTGCGAGGAACTGGTTTCGAT